AACAACATTAGACAAAGTTGCTACATTAACTAGCAATAATGTTATAAATTTTTTAGATTTTAACTCAGATTTAGATACCTTTGTTTTATCTTGTTATTTTTATTCAAACAGTTTACACTTAAAATCTGTGGCGATAGGTTTTAAATATACAGATGTAAGTACTAGCGAATCTGTAGAAGTTTTAAAAAACGTACCAATATCAGTAAGTGGAAAATGGTTTTTACTATCAGAAACATTTAAAAAAATAAACCAAAATACAACAATGCAAGTGGTAATTAAGATAGGATATTCAGCAAGTTTAAGCGGTAGCGAAGAGTACGAGTTTTTGCTTAATGGATTATCTTTGGGTCAATGGTCTGAAGAGTTTAATAATTATTCTATGGGTTCAGAAATAGTTTCTATACCAACCGATATATCAATAGAGTCATCAGATGGAATTATTGCAAAATCATATGGATCTGACATAAATTATGGATATTATTTAGCAAATAATAATAAGATATATGCACAAAACTTTGGGGTACCGTTAGTTTATGGTGCATCAAATGTTACTAAACTATATCCTAATATAAATGAAGACGAAACAGCAAAGCCATCTATAATTTTTCCAGGTTTTGGATTCTTAAACGAGTTTGGCAGGTATAGTACATATACCGTAGAAATGTGGTTAAGGTTTGGGGTTGACACCTTAGAAAGTAAAAGAATATTTGGACCAATTAACTCTAATGATGGTTTGTACGTTGATGATTGCTTTTTAACATTAGTTATTGGAAATCAATTTAAATCAATATATGTTGGTGAATGGTCAAGACCAATGTTAGTTCAAATAGTTTATTCTGAAAGCAAAGTATTTTTATTTTTAAATGGAGAAAAAGTTATTGATATTGACATAGATAATTCAACGATAACATTGTTACCTAAGTTAGATGAGTCTGATAAGGATCAAGATTGGTTAGGGTTCTATTGCTATACAGATATATATCCATTTGAATTAGATTGTTTTGCAATATATCCTTACGTTGTTCCAGAAATAATTGCAAAAAAGAGATGGGTTTATGGACAAGCAGTTAAATCTTCTGAGTCAATAGATTCTGCATATAGCGGAAAGTCAGCATTTATAGATTATTCATTTTCTAATTATGGAACAAACTATGATTATCCTAATATTGGAAAATGGCAACAAGGAAAGATAGATAACCTAAATGTAACAAGTAGTTATTTAAGTAATCCAGATTATAGTTTGCCAAATATAAATGTTGAAAATATTAATGACTGGTATGAAGAATTGTATACCCTACAAGACGAAGACTATCCATTTGTAACCTTCGCAGATCAAAACGGCTCCTTTGTATTTGAAAATCTTAATATTTTAAATAATGATATTAAATCTTTTCATGGAATATTTAAAACAGCATCTTTGTTAAACTCAACTCTTGTTATGATTAAAAATAAAAATAACTCAGATTTCTTTAAAATATATACAACAGATAGTGGAGATATATTTTATAAAATTAATGTGTCTGGAACAGAAACAACTTTACATCAAACCCAATATGTGGTAGATCAATACTTAGAAATTGGTGTTGACCTAGAAAAAATAACATCACACTTTGGAAAAAATATTGCCACTTTCTTTGGCAATAAGAATGCTTTAAAGTTAATACTTTTAAATAATGATAGCAATGACTCTTGCTTTAGTCAAAAAATGTATAGATTTGGATTTTCAACAAAAAATAATCACAAGTTATTTTCTACGCATTTTGAGAATAATGGAATACTTGAAGATAATGGCAACATTAATGCTCATATGTTTAACGATTTAGCAAGTTATACATTAATGCCATCGGTTAGGTATGGCAAGTATTATTTGGATATAGGTGTTTCTGGATACTGGGAAGACTATGTGCCATTAAAGTATTTTGCAAAGTATATAACAAACTCATCTGGTAAAAAAGAGTATGGTTTAGATTATATTCAATATAACATCAATTTTCCTTCACCTTCTATCTTTAAACCAGTAGAAGACGCTGGTGGATGGACATATGGTAACCTAAATGCACTATTTGCAGCACCTTTGCAACAAACATATGAGGTGTTAGATAACTCTCTTTTTACAGGATATAATAATTATGATGATTTACAATATAACAGATCAGATTTAAGTTACGAATACGACTCTGTAAATTCTTTAGTAAAGTCCTATGTGTCTTTTCAGTTTACAACTACTGGATTAAATAAAAAGTTTGAGTCTTTTACTACTGTTGCACCAGCACTAAAGAGTGGTATTTTAAATCTTGATAACTATCCAGATTGGCAAAACACAATATTTTTAGTACAAAACGATACTATTATTTACCCACCATCTTCAGTAAAATTTGAAGATCTAGCAATATCAGTTCATTTAGATTTTTCTGTAAAGTCAACTATTAATAGAAAGATAAAGATTAAGAATCTAGAACTATCATCTAGGTCTTTAGACGAGGATGCTTCTACACCCATTAATACCAAGTCTGGCACTAAGTTATACCCATATATTAAAAATGGAATATATAACGATTATAAAGGCAAAAATCCAATTAGTATTTATAAAAAATCTAATCCGTATCTACATTTAACCAGGTACTCTGGAATCAAATTAAAAGGTGATTTTAACTCTTATCAAAATAGAGGCATTAGTATGCTAATAAATGAAAACAAAGACTCTTTATTTTCTGTATCTACCATTCAACTTGCAATTAAAAATGATACCAGTAACTTTACATACACGCCAGTTCAAATATTTCAAGTAAATACATCAAACTCTTCTATTAATTTTTATATTGTGGCAAATGGCGATTCTGGACAAAGAGCAAAAATATACGCGATAGATTCAAAAACTGGTCAATTACAAAATGGCATATCATACTATTTAAATGGACTGCTAGTTGCTAATCCAGTAATTGACAATAAAAACTGGTATTTTTTAAGCATATCTTTTGCAAACGCTTTAACATTTAACTCATTTACTGGATCTATAAGTTTAAACGGTCCATTGGTCTATAATCACATATCGTATTATAAGTTAACTGGTTTGCAACAAAAACAATCGTCTATTACTAGAATTTGGGATGAGGTAAAGCAGCAGTATGTGCTTGGAGCAGAGGAACCATTTGATTTTGATTGGGATTTTTGGAACCAGGGATATTTGTGGTTTGGTGTATTAATTAAGACATCTTCTTCAGATTTTGGAGATACTTCTTCAAATATTTACAAAACATACATGGGAACTAACAAAATTATTGTTGGAAATGATGGAGAAAGACAGTTGTTGGCACAAAGTTACGATAATCCTATTCATATTGGTTCTTCGTGGCAACAATATATCCTCAATCCAACATAATATGGTATACTAATGGTTATGAATAATCAAAATCCAAACAAAAAAAGAAAACCTCGTATGAAAGGCCAAATTGGCGACTCTAAAATAACCTTTATTGAAAAGAACTATGATTGGGGCGTTTATGTTTGGAAAAGAGCCAATGGTAAGTGGTTCACTGATGGAGAGGGTAATATTTTAAATATACCAGCCGTAAAACACGATATTGCCGCTTTAGCCGAAATAAAAAAGACAGCAGCATATTATGGAGAACCAGATGGAGAGGCTGTATTTTTTCCAGGTATGGGAAGAGTATCAGACGAAGAGTATTCCGAACAAGTAGATAGAATGAAAGCGGGATTAATCCCTAACCTTAATGATCTTGGTGCAGTAGCAGCAGCCAAAGCAACAATTGCAAAATATGGCGATGAAGAATAATGAGTGAAGAATTTAACTATGTTATTGGTGCTAGGATAGACGAAAACGAACAAGCAGTTAATGCATTTGCTGGTTCAGACCCATTTAGCAAAAACTGGGAAGAGTTAAAAAACTATTCTGGTTTGGATAATAACTTTAAACGTCGTGCAGCAAGAATGTCCAAGGCTCTAGTAGATACAACCCAACAATCTTATATTGACAGATCAATTGCAGTTCCACAAGGTATTGATGGTGCTCGCTCTAATCAGATAAATCCTGGTAACGTATTTAGAAATGGTTATGGACTATTTGACGTAATCACACCACCATGGAATGTTTATGAACTTGCCAACTACTATGACACATCCTTTGCAAACCATGCAGCCATTGATGCTAAGGTTGAAAATATTGTAGGTTTGGGATATGATTTTGATATATCAAAAAGAACAATGCTCAAATTAGAGAATTCCTCAAATGACGAATCAGTAAGTCGTGCAAGAAACAGAATTGAAAGAGCAAAAGTAGAGTTACGTGATTGGCTAGAAAGTTTAAACGCAGATGACTCTTTTACCACAACAATGGAAAAGATATACACAGATGTTCAAGCAATTGGTAATGGATACATGGAAATTGGTAGAACCACTCGTGGTGAAATTGGATACGTTGGTCATATTCCAGCAACCACAATGCGTTGTCGCAGACTAAGAGATGGATACGTACAGGTTATTGCAAACAAGGTAGTTTACTTTAGAAACTTTGGTGCTACAAATTCAAACCCAGTAACTGAAGATCGTAGACCAAACGAAATTATTCATTTTAAACAATACTCACCATTAAACACATTCTATGGTGTTCCAGACATTATTTCAGCAATATCATCTCTACACGGTGATCAACTGGCTTCACAATACAATATTGACTACTTTGGTAACAAGGCAGTTCCAAGATACGTAGTAACTATGAAGGGTGCCAAACTATCTGCAGACGCAGAAGACAAGATGTTTAGATTTTTACAAACTGGATTAAAGGGTCAAAACCATAGAACTTTGTACATACCTCTTCCTGGAGATACAGAAAATAACAAGGTAGAGTTTAAGATGGAACCTATTGAATCTGGGGTACAAGAGGGATCATTTAAGGAATATAGAAAACAAAACCGTGATGACATCTTGGTGGCACATCAAGTACCGCTTTCAAAACTAGGTGGATCAGACTCAGGGGCAATTGCAGCAGCATTGGCTCAAGATAGAACATTTAAAGAGCAGGTAGCCAGACCAGCACAGGCTCAACTAGAAAAACAAATTAATAAGATCATACGCGAGAAACAAGACGTACTAGAGTTTAAGTTTAATGAACTTACTTTGACAGATGAAATAGCACAATCACAAATTCTTGAAAGATATGTAAAAACACAGATTATGATGCCTAATGAGGCAAGAGTGGCACTGGGTCTTCCACAAAGAGACGGTGGAGACGAACCATTTGTAGCCAAACCAGAGACTATGAATAATGATGCCAATCGTGCAAGAGATGGCGAAAGACTTAATAATCAGTCCGATGGATCTGCAACTGTAAGTGGTAGAAATCCAAAGGGCGAGGGTAGATCTTCAACCTAGTTACACTGTTTATAACATGTTTATAACTTGTGTATAAAAGGGCTCTATAATGTATAGTACGATGTCTATATTAAAAGCCCAATGGAATACAGAAGGCGAGAATGTCCGCCTTTCTATGCCTTTTAGTAAGGTTGATAAACAACGCCGCATTGTTTCAGGCTTTGCCTCATTAGATAACTTAGATCGTCAAATGGACATTGTAACTACAGAAGCCAGCATGAAGGCATTTGAAAACTTTCGAGGTAACATAAGAGAAATGCATCAACCATTAGCAGTAGGCAAAATGGTTTCATTTAAGCAAGACAAATATTTTGATTCAGAGTCAAAGAAGTTTTATAACGGTGTTTTCGTTTCCGCTTATGTCTCTAAAGGTGCTCAAAGCACATGGGAAAAGGTTTTGGATGGCACACTAACAGGTTTTTCTATTGGTGGAAAAATGAACAAATGGGACGACGCTTTTGATGAGAAGTTAGATTCTCAAATTAGAATTATTAAAGATTATGATCTTGTTGAGTTAAGTCTTGTAGACTCTCCAGCAAATGAATTTGCAAACATTATGTCTGTTGAAAAAGTAGACGGAGTTGCAGTAATTAAAGGTGATAATACAACCTTAGAAAATGTTTTTTGGGATTCAGAAACTGGAATTGTTATGGTTTCAGAAAATGAAAAAGAAATCAGTCCAACAACTGGCAATGAAATGAAAAATATAGGATTCGTTGAAAAAACGGATAATGAAAAAATCAATATGATAAAGTTCTTAGTCGATAGTGCTAAAGGCATTACCACTTCTAAGATTACCAAGGAGGTAAGTCCTATGACAGAAACAACAGAAGTAGTAGCAGAGATTGTTGAAAAATCTGATATTGCAGTTGAAAATGTTGAGGTTGCTCCAGAGGCAGATGCCGTAGTTGATGCTCCTGTTACAGAAGTTGTTGCAGAAGATGCACCAGCAGCGGAAACAGTTGTGGAAGCAGAAAAAGCAGACACAGTTGAAGCAGTAGCAGAAGTTATTGAAGAAGTTGCTACAGAAGTATCTAAAGCAGACGATGTTATTGTTGAGGCAGTAACAGAAGTTAAGAATACTCTTACATCAGCCTTTAGCGATCTACTTGCAACAGTAAAGTCTTTACAGACAGAAGTTGCAGATTTAAACAAACAAGTTGCTGACACAAAGTCACAAATTGTTAATACACAAAATGCACTAGTTGAAACAAACGGTGCAGTTAACGAGTTTGGAAAGAGAATGGAATCAGTAGAATCTGATACCGCTTTCCGAAAGTCTGGCGATCTCGGCGAGGTCGTACAGTTACAACCAGTAATGGTTGAGAAATCCCTATGGGGCGGACGTTTCCTCAAAACAGCCGATCTATTCAGATAGAAAAATCACGTGGAGGTGAAATATATGTCGGAAGAAATAATTAAAAATCAGCCAGGAACATCAGGCGATCTAGGTGGAACAGCACCTGGAACAGCCCAAGCACAAGGTGCATTCGCATCTGGTTCTGATGCTGGTGAAAACGTAGCAGGCAACTATGCAAACGGTGGTGTTTTAGGTAACATCGCAGAAGCATCATTTGGCTCTACATCAGGAGTTAACGCAGTAAATCCTTCAGGTGATACTGGAAGCGGTATCTTACGCCCTGAACAAGCACGTCGTTTTATAGACTATGTGTGGGACGCAACTGTATTGGCTAAAGATGGTCGCAGAGTGACCATGAAAGCAAACACAATGGAACTTGAAAAAGTTAACGTTGGAGAACGTGTAATCCGTGCAGCCTCACAAGGCTTAGGCGAATACACAAACGCTGGTGCAACATTCTCAAAAGTTGAATTAACTACAAAGAAAATTCGCTTAGACTGGGAAGTATCATCAGAAGCACTTGAAGACAATATTGAAGGTGCAGCATTGGAAGATCATATCGTAAGATTGATGACCAACGCATTCGGTAATGATATCGAAGACCTTGCAATTAACGGAACAGGAACAGGTTCAAATGCTTTCACTAGCATCATGAACGGTTTCGTAAATCAAGTAACAGCGAACACTTCAGCAGCACACGAGTCAGTAGCCAACGTAGTATCAAATGCTTGGACAACAAACACACTGCAAGATATAATTCTTGCAATGCCACGTAAGTACCGTGCACTTAAGAATAATCTTAAGTTCTACGCAGGTACAGACGTTTTCCAAGGTATTGTTAAAAACAATGGTACTCTTGCCGATGCAATTGCCGAAGCCTTTGTAAATAAAGGTCCAGGTACAGAAGCAAATCGTCAAGCATACCTTGATGGTAACGCACAAACATTCGGAGGAGCACGTACAACACGTGTACTCGGAATTGATGTTCAAGAAGTTCCTTACTACCCTGCAGGATATGTCGATTTGACATTCCCTGCTAACCGTGTATGGGGTTTCCAACGCGACATCACAGTTAACCGCGAATACAGACCAAAGAAAGATACTGTAGAATATACAGTTTTCGTTCGTTTCGGTATTCAATGGGAAGAACTAGATGCAGTCGCTTATGCGGATGCAGCAGGCGAATAGCCTAATCTGTAATACAATTTTAAGGGGAGTAGGATTAATTTCTTACTCCCTTTAATATTTAATTAAATGATATAATACTACAAGGAGGAATATATGTCAGAATTAGACAAAGATTTAAATCTACAAACACCAGAAACAGTTGAAGAAAATACTATTCAAGACGCAGTTGTTGAAGATATTGTAGAAGAAGTTATAGAAGAAATCCAACCAGCATTGTTAGCCCCAGGCGAAGCATTAATTCCAGAAGATAAAAAACAAGCAGTTCAAGACCTTGTTGAAGGACTTGCTCCATTATCAACTGGTGCCATTGGTGTTGGAAAACAACCAAGAACTAAAAAAGAAAAACCTGCTGAACCTAAACAAGGTAAAGAAAAAGTTGCAATTAAGTCAACTAAGAACGTATCCTGGATGGGTGTAGGCCAAGTAAAAGTTGGTATCAACTACGTATCCGCAGAGGAAGCAAAAGAATGGTCAACACGTAATCACATTACAGTTTTGAAACCAGAAGACGTTGCAAGGGAATACGGCTTATAAACAATGGAAGCATTAAGGGTTCCACCATACCCACTAACACTAAAGTTTGATGTCCCAACAAGTGGAGATATCTACACTCTTAGATTACAGGATTTGGTGGAACACTTTGTTGAAGAATCAAATATAACTTCAGCAAACTTACAAATAACATATGTAATACCATTATCAAAAATAGAATTTGACAGAAAATATGAAGTTAAGATTTTAAATTCAGATGAAGAAATAGTGTTTGAAGATAATTTAGACATAGTAAGACCATATACTGACCCTAATAAACTTGGAACTACCGCTTCAGAAATAACAGAAGCAAAATATAACGAACTTATTGCAAGATCAATTATTGACTCATTCGTTGTTGATGGTTTTTATAATCAAAAAGTTATTGTTCAAACAGTTGGAGAAGGATTAGATTATATACCTTTGTGGATAAATGCTTATAAGGTATTGAGAGTTTATGAAAACGATGTTTTAATTTTTGATGTTGATGAAGAAACAAACGATAGATATTTTAAATTATCATTAGATAACTCTGCTGTACAAGAATATATTCCCAATTCAACAGAATCATTAAATAGATTAGAAAAAACGCTACCAAATCTTCCAGTATCATACGGTGATTTAGGGTATTATGGTTGGGATACTGTTACTTTTCCTACAGGATATGACTATACATTAGTTCTAGATGCTGGATATAAAACAATTCCGTCAGATATTCAGGCAGCAACAGAAATGTTAGTTAATGATATTAAATGTGGAAGACTTGATCAATATAAAAGATATGTTGAAGAATATCAAACAGATCAGTACAAAGTTAAATTTAATGCTAAAAAATTATTTAACGGTACAGGCAATATCATAGTTGATCAAATACTATCAAAATATACTAAGAACATTACTAGACTAGGAATACTATGACATGTTTAGACGACAACTTTTTATACCCTATGACAGCAGAAGTGTACTATTCATCCGTTCAGCAAGGTCAGTACGGTAATATTAAAAAGCAATGGTCAAAGTTTAAAGATATAAAATGTTACTTTGCATCTGGTAACCTTAGAAATAAAGAAGAGCAACAAGTACAAAATGTAGCAATTTTGTTTGACAAAGTTTTGAGCGGTAGAGTTCCAACAGATATTAGATTTGATGATATGAATGGTGGAATTGCATTAACTAATCTTCTTATAACAAACATATCAGATGGAGAAGGTAACCCTATATATGTTGAAACAGGTGGGGTTCGTGCTGGTAAATCAAGTATTTTTGAAGTTGCAACACTAAGCCCATACTCTGGTTTGTTTGGAAAAACAGAATATTATAAGATTGTAATTAAAAGGTCTGATAGTCAGGCGATAGATTTATGATAATAGTTGATAATAAACAATTTAAAAAAGAAATGAACAACATTGTAGATTACTCTATTGGATTTTTAGAAGGAATAAAAGGTGGAAAGACAGCGTTTCTTAATAACCTTGGGCGTGAGACTATACAAACATTAAAAGAATTTGTTGATTTAAATGCAAGAATTGATCCAGCAATTCTGCAGCACGTATATGAATGGTATCAAGTTGGAAGTCCAAATGCAAGATTGTTTGATATTGAGTACACTGTAAGCAATCAAGGTTTGTCAATATACTCTACACTTAGCCAATCATCAAGAGTTAAAGATGGATCTACTACACCATTTTACGATAAAGCAAGAATTATGGAAAAAGGAATACCAGTAACTATAAGACCTAAAAAATCTAAGGTGTTAGTATTTGAAGAAAATGGAGAAACAGTGTTTACTAAAAATCCAGTTACAGTTAACAACCCTGGCGGAGAAGATGCTCAAGGTGGATTTGAAGAAGTGCTAGACATATTTTTAAATCAATATTTTAAACAATCATTTTTAAAGTCATCTGGTTTATCAGACTACATTAAAAATCCAAAAGTATTTAAAACTAATTTAAGAGCAGGTGCCAAGTATGGCAAAGGTTTTGGATATTCAACTGGATATAAATGGATTGCTAATGCGGTGATTGCATAATGGCTGCTACGATACATCATCCACCATCATTAATTAATGCTTATTTACAAAATAAAATTAGTGAGTTTTTTGGAACATCAGCGATTGATGGGTTAGATGAACAAGATACTTTCCTTATTCCATTTTTTCCAACTGCTCCAACAGATATCAATGCTTTAACTGAATCTTTTCCACAATCACTTGGAACATTTGCAGTATATGACAGGATGTTTAGAATGAATAGAAAGACATTTCCACATATATATTGTGAACAAATAATGTATTATTTTTATAACTTTGGTGGAAATGCAATTGAAAGAACAATCATTCTAAGTCAAAAGATTCAAGATCTTTTAAATTCATTAGACGAGTCTGCAGTTGATATAAATAAGTGGATAAGAGATAATCAAGATACGGTTATTCCTGGTCCAGAAATAGCACTTAAAGATATGTCACTTCCCCTATATTTTCACACCTTTAAAACCTACCAACTTCAAGAGACTAGAGACATCATAGACTTTGGAACAGCCAGAACCTATGCAGGAAACAAGATTATTTTAGATTATGACTGGCATAAAGGCTAACAAAATGGTGTTATACTTGACCTTGAGGAAACATCGCTTTACAACTAAATAAGAAAACCCTTTACAAGGAGAGGTGAAATAAATGGCATATTCTCGTGGACAATCCAACAACATTATCGTTGGTGCAGCCGCATTGTTTACATACAATGACGGTGCTTTAGCACAAACAATCGGTACTGCAGGTGGACCACTACCAGCATTTGAAGCAGCAACATCATACAAAGATACTTTGACTGATGACGTTGACTTCACAAACGTAGGTTATACCAGCAATGGTATCGAACTTACATTCCAACCATCTTTCGGTGAAGTTCAAGTTGATCAAGTTCTTGACGTTGCTCGTCTTTTCAAAGACGGCATGCAAGTATCTTTAGCAACATCATTTGCAGAAGCAACACTAGAAAACCTTCTAGTGGCAGTAGCAGCAAACGCAAATGATTTAGATGAATTATCAACCGCAACAGGTATTGGTACAGGAAGCCAAAGTTTCGACATCAACTCAGGTGAATTAGGCGACGTTCCTCTAGAACGTGGTATAGTAGCCGTTGGTCCAGGAACTGGTGACCCATCAATCGATAAGGAACGTATCTATATCGGAT